CAGGTTCTGTAAACACACTTATTAGTCCAGCAAAAATTAAAAATATGGTGTTTAAGACACCTATAAAATCAAATGCAGGTTTAGATGTCTTTGAGGATCCTATAAAAGATAAAACATATGTTATAACAGTTGATGTTGCAAGAGGTGTCTCAAAAGATTATTCAGCATTTGTTGTATTAGATGTATCACAAATGCCTTACAGAGTTGTTGCAAAATATCGAAACAATGATATTAAACCTTTGTTGTTTCCACACACCATTGAACAAGTTGCAAAAGGATATAACCATGCCCATGTGCTGGTCGAAACCAATGATTTAGGGCAACAGATTGCCGAATCTTTACAGTTTGAGTTAGAATATGATAACCTGTTAATGACTACAAATAGAGGCAGAGCAGGACAAATTTTAGGTGCTGGTTTCTCAGGTCGTGGTTCAGGTTTTGGTGTTAAGATGACCAAACAAATTAAAAAGATTGGTTGTGCTAATATTAAAACATTAATTGAATCAGATAAGATTTTTGTAAATGATTTTAACATTGTTGAAGAGATGAGTACCTTTGTAAAACGAGGTCAATCATGGCAGGCTGAAGAGGGTAATACAGACGATTTAATGATGTGTTTAGTCATTTTTGGTTGGTTGTCTAATCAACCATTTTTTAAAGAAATGACTGATACAAATGCAAGACAAATGTTATATGAGGAACAACAATCATTAATTGAACAGGATATGGCGCCTTTTGGTTTTATAGATGATGGCACACCAGACCACGAAAAAGTTGAAGTGGATGAGTACGGAGATGTGTGGCATCCAGTCATAAGAAAAGGCCTCTAGTTTTAACTTATTATAAATATCAGTAAGGTTGAATTTTGAATATGGGCATAAGAAAACTTATGAGTATTGAATATTTTAAAATTATAATTAGCTAATTAAAAGGAGAAACCTAAATGGCATTTCAAGTATCACCAGGTGTTCTCGTACAGGAAAAAGACCTTACTAGAATTATACCGGCTGTTTCGACTTCTATCGGTGCTGTTGCTTTTCAAGCGACACAAGGACCATTAGATGAAGTAGTAAGTATATCTAGCGAACAGGAATTAGTTTCAACATTTGGAAAACCTAACTCAACTACATTTGAGGGATTTTTCACTGCTGCTAACTTCTTAGCATACTCTAATTCTTTAAGAGTTGTCCGTGTACAGAATTCATCTGTATCAAACGCTACTGAATCAGGTTCAGCGTTTGTAGTAAAAAATACGACTGATTATACCGATAACTATGCTGACGGTTCTGCTTCTGTTGGTTTGTGGGCAGCTAGAACAGCTGGTGCATGGGGAAACAATTTAAGAATTGACTCATGTCCATCTGCTACTGTTTACGAAGAAACTGCTAAAACAACTGTCAATGACTCTTCAACAAGTGTCGGCGATACAGTAGTTACAGTTACATCAGGAACAGGTATCAGCGCAGGAGACATTGTTAACTTCGGTGACAATTACGAATATAGAGTTATTAGTATTTCAACTAATGACTTAACTATAGTTAGAAAAGAAGAACCACAATACTTCACAGCTTCTGACTCTTCAGGTTTACATGCAACTATCACAGATGGTGCAAATGTAAGAAGAAGATGGAGACATTACGATTTATTTGACAAAGCACCAGGAACTTCACCATATGCACAAGCAAACGGTGGATCAGGTGATGAGTTACATATCGTAGTTGTTGACGAAGATGGTGGTATTTCAGGAACTAAAGGTGAAGTTTTAGAAATTTTTGGTGCAGTATCAAAAGGTTCAGACGCAAAAACACCTCAAGGTTCTACTAACTACTATCCAGATGTAATTTACAATTCATCAAATTACATTTACTGGATGGACCATAACTCTTCAGGTTCAAACTGGGGTAGCGCAGTATCAGGTACAACTTTTACTTCCGTTACTACAGTAAGTGAAGTATCACTACAAAGTGGTGCTGATGGTTCAGCTGCAACAACAGCTCAAAAACTATCTGCTTATGAAAAATTTGCAGACGCAGAGACAGTTGATGTTGGACTAATCATGGCTGGTAACGGTGACGCTACTCACATTGACAACTTAATTACAGTTGCTGAAAATAGAAAAGACGCAGTTGTATTTGCTTCTCCAGAGAGAAGTGATGTTGTTGGTGTAGCAAACGCAAATACACAAAAAGATAATGTTGTAGGATTCTTTAACGGTATCCGTTCATCTTCTTATGTTGTATTTGATAGTGGTTACAAATACCAGTACGACAGATACAATGATGTTTACAGATATGTACCTTTAAACGGTGACATAGCAGGTTTAGCTGCAAGAACAGACCTAGTAGCAGACAGTTGGTTCTCACCAGCAGGTCTTAACAGAGGTATTGTTAGAGGCGCAGTTAAATTAGCATTTAATCCACAAAAATCTCATAGAGATGAGTTATACAGAGCTAGAGTAAATCCTGTGGCAACATTCCCAGGACAAGGAACTGTATTATTCGGAGATAAAACTGGACTATCTGCTCCTTCAGCATTTGATAGAATCAATGTTAGAAGACTGTTCATCACTTTAGAGAAGGCAATCTCAACTGCTTCTAAATTCCAACTCTTTGAATTCAATGATGAGTTTACAAGAGCAAACTTTAGAAACATTGTAGAGCCTTTCCTAAGAGAAGTACAAGGTAGACGAGGTATTACAGACTTCTTAGTAGTCTGTGATGAAACTAATAACACAGGTGAAGTAATTGATAGAAATGAATTCATTGCTGAGATTTTTGTTAAACCAGCAAGAAGCATTAACTTCATTACTTTACAATTTATCGCAACACGAACTGGCGTCTCTTTTGACGAAGTTGCAGGTTAAGGTAGAGGAGAAAAAAAATGGCAAACATTAACGACTTCAAAGCTAAACTTGCAGGCGGTGGCGCAAGAGCCAATCAGTTTAAGGTAACTATGCCTTTTCCTGGTTACGCACAAGTTGGTGGAGAGATAGAAGAACTAGCATTCTTATGTAAAACTACAGCTTTACCGGCAATGAATGTTCCATCATTTATTGTTCCATTTAGAGGTAGACAAATTAAGATTGCTGGTGATAGAACATACGCAGACTGGTCAATTACTGTACTAAATGATACAAATTTCAAATTAAGAAACGCATTTGAAAGATGGTCAAATGGTATCAATAATGCAACAGACGGCGAAGGCTTGACTAATCCTGCTGATTATCAAGTTGACGCATTTGTTGACCAATTGGATAGAAACGGAGCAACGATTAAGTCGTACACTTTAAGAGGTGTTTTTCCGACTGAAATCGCTGAGATTCCTTTAGATTACGAAACAAACAACGCAATCGAGGATTTTGGAGTGACTTTTTCTTACCAATACTTTGAAAGTAACACTACTACTTAATAGATAAATAGTAGAAAGTAAAGGAATAATATTATGGCTGAATTATTTGGATTTTCTATCACTCGTCTTAAAAAGACAGCGGATCCAAAACAAAGCTTTACACAACCACAGGCGGATGATGGTACACAAACCATCGCCGCCGGTGGATATTTTGGTCAGTACCTTGACATGGAAGGTCAGGCCAAAACAGAGCAAGACTTAATCCGAAGATACAGAGAAATAGCATTACACCCCGAATGTGATATGGCGATAGAGGATATTGTCAACGAAGCAGTCGTGGCTAACGAACTAAAGGATGCTATTCGTCTTAAATTGGATAATGTCCCTTTTGGTAGTGAAGTTAGAAAAAAGATAGAAGACGAATTTCAAGAAGTATTAAGGTTGATGAACTTTAATACAAAAGGTCACGACATATTTAGAAGATGGTATGTTGATGGCAGAATGTATTATCATAAGGTGATTGACAGAGAAGCCCCAAGAAAAGGTATTACAGAGTTAAGATACATTGACCCTAGAAAAATCAAAAAAGTAAGAGAAGTTAGAAAGAAAAGACCTGACGGTCCTACGCCACACGGCCTTTCTATCGTAGATGATTTTCAAGAGTATTATTTGTATAATGAAAAAGGTGTAGCGGGCACAACATCTGGTGGTATTAAGATTGCTCCAGATACTATAGCATTCTGTCCGTCAGGAATGATTGACCAAAATAAAAATATGATACTTTCATATTTACACAAGGCAATTAAACCTGTAAATCAGTTAAGAATGATTGAAGACGCTACGGTAATTTACAGAATTGCTAGAGCGCCTGAAAGAAGAATATTTAAGATTGATGTTGGTAATTTACCAAAAGTAAAAGCTGAACAATACCTAAGAGATGTTATGGCAAGATATAGAAACAAACTTGTTTATGACGCTTCTACTGGTGAAATTAGAGATGACAGAAACTATATGTCTATGTTGGAAGATTTCTGGTTACCAAGTAGAGAAGGTGGTAGAGGTACAGATATTACTACATTACCGGGCGGACAAAATCTTGGAGAAATATCTGACATTGAATACTTTAGAAGTAAACTATATCGTTCATTGAATGTACCAGCAAGTAGATTAGAGGCAAGTCAAGGTTTCAATCTTGGTCGTTCTACTGAAATTACTAGAGATGAACTTAAATTTACTAAATTTGTTCAAAGATTAAGAAAGAAATTTACTGAACTTTTCAATGATATT